CCACTTTCAAGCGCGCCTCGTTGAGCCAGTTGCTCTGCACTCAAACCAAGCTGTCCTGCTTGCTGTGCTGCCTGTAGGGAGGTTCCTGCGCCTGCTTGACCCAATGACCCAGTAAGTTGTGCAGCCTGCTGACGGCGTCCCTGCGCCTGCTCAAAGGCTTGTTGTGCTTGTTGTGCTGCTTGTTGGAATCCTTGTGATCGTAACTCGGCACCTGTCTTGGCCTGTTGCTGCAATACGTTACGGCCAATCTCTGCCTCTTGTATCGCGCCTCGAGACCCACCAAATGCGCCTGCTCGTATCTGCTGTGCGCGTGCATCTCGTTTCTGTTGCTCGCCTAACCTTGCAATCTCTGCTTGTTGTGCCTCAATAACCTGTTGGTTAAAGGGATCTTGGAATCTAGCTATGCCTGCAGGATCAAACTGGTCACCAGTGCCAGCAAGCCCAGCTATGCCTTGAAGTGCTGCTGCACGGCCCATTTGGCCAGCAGACCGCAAGTCTGTACCAGCCATTTCAGTTTGTGCACGCGCTCTTTGTGCGGCTTCTGCAGCGCCTGTCTGCGCACCAGCTACCTCACCCGTTATACCACGAGCCGCTTCTGTAATACCTGTTCTTGCAGCGCCACTAGCTTCAGCTATGGCACGCTCAGCATCAGACATACCTGCCTGTGCACCACCAATAATAGAAGGAATGCCTCTGCCTGCTTCTGAAATATCGCCAATGGCAGTTTCCATGCCTTGTCGTGCACGTTGATCTACAAATCGCTCACCTGTCGCTGGGTCAAAAACGCCCAAGCTTTGTTCGTACAGTTCACGCGCTCTTGGGTCTGCAAATAAACCAGCAGAACGAGGATCAAAACCTTGGCCAGCCTGCCTAAATAGTTCTTGCGCTTCTGCGAGTTGCCCACCAAAACCACCCAACCCTTGTGCAGCATTGCGCGCTTGAATCTCTAATGGTGAAAGGCCAGCGACTTGTTGTATCGGTATGGGTATGGGTTGACCCATGAGGCCAAGGTCACCAGGTTGCCCACTGCCAAAGTAACTAGCAAGAATATTCCGAGTCGCCAACTCCATTGCTGGGTCAGCAAAAGTCTGTCCTGCACTTGGGAGAACAACAGGCAGCGTATCATCAGTCTGTACTGTGCTGCTTTGTAAAAGATTCATAACCATGGCTAAGCTTTCCTCATCGCTTGCTCGCCTGCCTTCTGTAAGGCATACATCATGCGAGCGCCCTCACGGCGTTGTTCTTCTTTTGATTTGCCAGCGCCATTCATTCTGCCGACGCCACGAACCGCTTTAGCGTTCACAACAAACTCACCATCGCTAAGCATCGCAGGAATATCATCACTTGTCTCTGTGCCTGGGCCATCTATGGGGCCGTTCATACGAGGGAAATCTACGTCACCACCTTGCGCAAGTGCTGCTAACCCGCCACTTTGCATACCTCCAACCATGGAAGCTAATTTAGCTATTTGACCAATGTCTGGGCCACCAGATGCACTTGCGTTTGGATCTCTTCCTGCACTCGGATTTGATCTCATGCCTCCTCTGCTTTGCATAATTAAGGCAATCAATTGTTCTTTAGACATATTTTCAAGATCGGCATCACCTTGAGATGATGAACCGCCAGCCAATTCAGATGAGAAATCTTTTAGCTTGCCGCTTAGTCCTGTCATCATGGTGCCAAACTTTTGCATGCCAGTTGGCCCTGCGGCAGGATCACCTCCACCACTCATCTCAATAGGCAAGCTTGCAATGCCGCCTTGTGCAGCGAGCATTAAGTCATCGCCAAAAGTTGAAGAGTCAGAATCACCTTTAAGACGCGCCTCAAATTCTGCTTTACCCTTGTTCCAACGATCTAACGCCGCCTTGTTCTCTCTCTTAATTCTTGTTTGCCTACCGATGTTACCAATAACTTTCTTAGGTATAGGCTTTGGCACAAGCTCTTCGTAAGATCCAAAAGTAGGCAAATCTAAATCTTGTCTTATGGAAGCTATAATCTCTTGTGAATCCGCTGGCAAGGAGCCAAAACTAGAACCTGCTTGAGATGCCCCGCTCCCGACACCCCCGCTTGCTGGAGGCGTTGTGGCTACAGGAGGGGCTACGTTTGCTTGAGGGTAGAACGCTGTGGTTGTGCCTGGAAGATTCCCATAAGTCATACCAGCTAAGCGTTGAGGAGCTAGAGATTGTGCATATGGGCTTGATGCACCACCTAAAAAAGCTGATGTTTGACTAAACCTAGGATCTTTTGTGGCTAGTGGAGAATCAGGGAACCGTTTAAATCTAGCATCATCAGATATTATTTCAGAAGCACGCGCTCTGCTTTGCGTTTGCAAGCGGTCTATTTGTTTACTCGACTCTGGTTTTTTTCCCATATCAGTTACTCACCTGCTTAACACTTCCATCGCCGTCTGGCCTGTCTCAGCCTAGAGTTAGGATCTTTTGCTGCTTTTGGAAATTTCTTCATTTGCCCTGCAGATCGTGCGCAAAAAGACTTTCTACGCGCTGCACGCTTACCTGTAGGCTTACTCTCCGTCACAGCAGTCTGGAGTTTACTACCAGGATTAGCTTTACGATACGCCTTTACACCAGCTTCTGTCATGCCAGCGCCTTGTTTTGTAGGGCGAAAGTTCTTTTTATTGCGCTTTGGCATCTTATCACGGCGTCGTTTCTTGACTTCACCACCGCCATTGAACTCTTCTGCGTACCGTCTAAACATCAGGAGTACCTAGTTCTCTTGCGTCGATCCGACATAACAGCACCGCAACCACGGTGATTACGGCGAACTTCACCACCATTTGCCTTCTTTACAATACGACGCCCTTTCGCAGAAGCAGGCGATGTAAAGGTCTTCACATTTGTTGGTTTGCCGCCCACACCTTGGGGCTTTGCACGCTTGCGCGCAACAGCACTACGCCGCTCACCCTCAGTCATAGACTTTGCTTTTGACCTAGGCACGCACTTTGGATACTTGCGCTTTGAACCTTTTACTTTGGCACGGCCACACTTCTGGAACTTACCGTCTTTCTTCGGTGCTCCAATATCTACCCAATCACCTTTTGGGCCTTTGCCGAACCATTCTTTTAAACTCATATGTCAATCAATCTGGCTCTTTTTGCTACAAAACCACCAGCGTTTTTTCTAACTATCCCTCGGCCTCTTGCAGACGCTGGAGATGTTCTAACCCTTCTAGCTGCAGATGACGTACCACTGCTTTTAGGCTTCGGGCCTTTGAAGTCTTTACGTTTCTTGCCAGACGGATCTTTAATCTTGCCTGCACAAATCTTGCTGGCGTAAGCGTTTGCATACGCAGACGGGTATACCTTGAACTTGCGCTTGGCTGCGGCTTTACCTCTTGGGCATAGTTTTGTCATGAACCTACACTCACTACGATTGCTCCTTTGTTTATCACCTGAACAGAACCAACCTCACCTTGTGCTTCAAGAGGATCAGTTGTGTAAGGCAGCTCCTGAGATAAACTAATCCAATTGCTCCCATCAAACACTTGTAAGGTGTTGATAGTTGTATTCCAGATTAAATCACCTGTATTGAATTTCAAAGTGTCTCTTTTCTCTCGCGTGAACTGCGGCGTAGAGTCTGGGTCAAACGCATCTAGGCTCAGTTCAAGCAAGCGCACTGTTCTATTGAACGTGGTGCCGTCAACAGAAGCGCCATTGTTAATGAGAGGCAGTCTGCTTTTTAATAACTTGCTCATCGTCTACCGTTGGGCTGTATATCAAGTCGAGTACCACCGACTCTGAAACCAACGCCTAGTTGCGAATCAGTGACTGCGTCATCATCAGACTCAAAGCGCACCACTGCTTGACGCCCTCTTGCTCGAGTATCGACCTTGGTGGTTGAGCTTGTGATTGCAGTAGTCTGATCGGTGGTCAGCGTACTGCCAGGGAAGTTACGCGCTTTGACTACCACATTAATTGTTTGAGTTGAGCCTGTGCCTGTAAACTTGATGTCTGGTATGCAGCGGCGAATGAACTGAAACTCCTCACCATCGCCAATATCAAAGTCAGCAGATTCGATGAACACGTTAGTCATTGGACTGCCATCATCATCGTGACCTGTCTCGTGTTGAAACAAATAATTTGTGGAGCTTGATTTACCTGCTGCTCTTGGAAAAGCAACGATGCCTTCATCAAGCCATGCAGTTCTAGATAGCTGCCCAATGTTCCATGTTTGTTCTTCGTAGTTGTACGCAACAAACCTATCTATGGTGATTGAGTCTGCAGAGCAGTAGAACCAACCGACCTCGTTGAACTGCTTGTTCAAAAACGCAAACACTTGAAACGCCTGGCCTTCGTTGAAGTCATCAAAAACATACGACTTCACTGAACAAGGCAGTGGAGTGACGTTGCCTCCATATGAATAAAAACCTTTCTTGTCCATCCAGAACACGCCAGATGGTGCATTCACGGCACCATTAGGGCCAATCAGGCTAACACCTTCATTGATTAGATTAAGACCAAAGGTCAAAGGTGGCCCAATAAACTGCAGGCTGTACAGCGCAACGTCAGTCCAGACAAGAGTTTCTTGCCTAGCTCGCAAGCCACCTATGATCTCACTGCCTGCAGAACATCTTAATGATCCTGCCGTATTGGTAGCTAATGGCTCAAACTCAGTAGCGTTTTCTTGATCAGAGAACGCAATCAACAACGGGTCAATAGAGCCAGTTCGCGCAGTGCCTGCTGCATTGATAGGGTCAGCGCCAAGTACAAGAACATGCCGGTCGATGTCTGAGACTATGACCTGCAAGCCTTTTGTGGGAACCAAGTTTGCGCCACTGATGCCTGACAAAGCGACGGCCCTGGTGCTAAGGCCATTTGTTTTGTCCCAGTAGTAGATGCTTCCTGCGCGAGGATTAGATACTAAGTCTTCACCAAAGTTATCCATTGACCACAAGCGCAACTGATTAGCATCAGTCAAAGCAGAGGTTGAACCCCAAGAGCCAGAGCTCCAAGCACCAACACCCCAACCTGTGCCATCAACAAAGACATCTAGTCCGCTTGTTATTTGATATGTCCCTACAGTCGAGCTACCTCCATTACCACTGTCACTACTGTTTGCAGTAACTTCTGCACCGCTTGTGTCTTTTGCGACAATGGTAAACGTGCTTGTGCTTGGCACAGATGCGATTTGATATTCTTGGTTTAAGACTGCCGCAATAACATTCCCACCCAAACTTGCTGCATCAGAAAAAGTAACAAAGTCACCTTCTGCTGCACCATGACCTGTGTCGGTGACAGTTATCGTGCTTGATCCATTGGTTGCAGCAAAGGTAACGTCGCCCGCACCCGTTGTGCTGCGTATTGGAGTGATGTCGTTGTAGCTTGCACCTTCTTGTATGTACAGCTTGAACCGTGTGCCAAGTCCCAAAAGCTTTGTGCCATCAAGGTCAACCCAACCATGAAGCTTGCGGCCTGTGCCTTCGTATGATGACTGAATGTATTTCTGCCAACCGCCTATCTTCTCTGGCAAACCCTTACGAAACCGCACCAAGTTGCCATCAAACCAACCGCCTTCTGCAGTGTAGTCAGTGCCTTCTTTGTTGATGCCAGGGTTAAAGATAAACTTTTGCAAAGGCATTACTGATACTCCCCTGTTCGGATCATCTCAGTCACCTCTACGGCACGGTTGCCTACCTGTTGACTCCAGCGGCTGTCCATAAACTCGTCGGCTGCGATGTCAAACTGCTCACGAGACATGGCCTCAAGCGCCTTCACAAAACCACGCAGTCTTGTGAGGCCAAGGTTAAAAGAAATATCAATCATGGCGTCTTGTCGTACTTCATTGAGTGCAGCAAACCAAAAGTAATTATCTTCAAGTTCTTCTCGCACGCGCTTGATGTCATTGTTTAATAGGTACTCTATTTCATCGTCAGACAAGCCGAGACCAGATTCAGCAATGTTGCGGCCAACACCAATAGTTTCATAGCCAGCAGAGCACATATAAACTTTAGACCGCACGCCTTCATGCAACTTGAGCATTTCAATTAGTTTTGTCATTACTTCTCCCTGCTTACGCCTCTAGTTTTTTCGTAGCTACGCATAGCGCCAAGACCTAACATTCCGGTCATGGTAGTCATTAACAGCGACGGGTCTATCTCTGGAACCTCTACCCAAATACCTGCTATGGGCGCGATCAATACATGATACAAAAGACCCAGACTACAGCACCATCCAATGCTAGGACGCCACCCGGCAACGAATAGCGATTTGTGAGCAGCCTCGACCTTGTTGATCTCCATTTGCCCTTTGGCAAGTTCAGCGGCATGGCGCTCTGCAAGCGTACTCAACTCAAAGGCAATACGGTTCTTCTCGTCTTTGTCTTCAATAACCTTGTCGAGCAAAGAAGTAGCTGGGCCTATGAGTGATGCGAGTATGCTCATCGTTTCGCCATGTACGCTGTAGCGCCAAAGTATAGCCCGACAATAGAAGCCTGGCTAAGAAACAACATGTCACTTAGAGAAGCCAGAGTGGACAAACGAGACTCAGG